AGCATTAGATTGTGACTGGAAAAACGACCCAAATTCAGCTGATACCCCGAGAAGAGTTGCTAAAGCATATGTAAATGATTTATGGCAAGGCAGATATACCCCAATGTCTCCTATTACATCTTTCCCATCAGATGGTTATGATGGTATTATTATTGAAAGAAATATCCCATTAACATCAATGTGCTCTCATCATCACCAAACAATTAGTGGTGTAGTCCATATAGGTTATATAGCTGGAGAAGATGGTCAAGTAGTTGGATTATCTAAATTAAATAGAATTGTTGAATTATTTGGTAGAAGAGGTGCAATACAAGAACAATTAACATCAGCAATTCATAATGCAGTTGACCAAATTACTGATGGGAATAGAGGTGTTATTGTAACTATAGTTGCGGGGCATAATTGTGTAAGTTGTAGAGGTGTAAAACATCAAGGAGCTGGTATGGTTACTACTAAAGCATCAGGTGTATTTAGACAAAATACTAATTTAGCAAGAAAAGAATTTTTTGATTCATTAAAAATTAATAACGGAGGACATAATATATAATGGCATTGAAAATAGATAATAAAATACATTTAAGTTGGGATGATGTACAACATTTAACAGATATTTTAAGTAAAAAAATAATGTTAGAATGTCCTCAAATAGAATCTGTAACTGGTTTAGCTAGAGGAGGCTTAATACCCGCAGTAATTATATCACATAAATTAAATTTACCTTATGTTAGTAATGTATTTACAAATACTTTAGTAATTGATGATATTTGTGACTCAGGAAAAACATTAGAAGAAGCTCCTGGATTATATCATGCTGTATTACATTATAAACCTCATACTTCATCTTTTGTGCCTACTTTGTGGGCTAAAGAAATGGGTGATGAATGGATAGTATATCCATGGGAAAGGTCAGATGCTGCACCTATTCAAGATTATCTCCAAAGTGATGAATTTAAAGAATTTGCTAATTGGGTAGATGAACCAGGACCTTGGCCAAAAGAAGATGATAAAATAAATACTATAGGAGGTTTAACAAATGATAAAGAAGGATCATTTATGAAGTTCCAAAATAAAATAAATAAAAAAGATAATGAGTAAACAACTAAAAATAGATTTTCAAATATTTGACCCAGAAGCAAATGGTCTTGTCCCTTTTGTTGATGAAGTTGAAAGATTTAATGATACTTTTAATAAACCCAACAATTATGAGCCAACAATCCCCGCTAAAAAAGAATGGCAATTCGTCTATGATTTTATCCTCGAAGAACTTGAAGAGTATAAAGAAGCTTGCGAACGAGGCGACATTGTGGAAGTTTTGGACGCTTTGTGCGACATTACTTATGTTTCCCTTGGGAACGGTACTATGTTACATGGCCTTAAAAGCAAGATATGGCCAGCCTATTCAGAAGTACAAGCAAGCAATATGTCAAAAGCTTGTAAAACTGAAGAAGAAGCCATACAGACCGTCAGCCAAAGAAGTAAGGAACAAGGTGAGGCCTGTCATTTTGAAAAGGTTGCGAAAGGAAGGTATATTGTCTATAGATCAAGGGATAAAAAAGTAATGAAAAGTATTAATTATTTTAGACCTAATTTACATCAATTTTTTAGTACTAGTGAGTTAGCCAAATTTCAATAAATGAGTTATATTAAATGTTATGCAAAAAGATTAGGTAAATATGGTAGTAATCTTTATAAAATTGATTTATGGGATGAAAAAGATGGTGATATTAAACATAATGTAATTGAGTGGGAAGACACAGCTTATGTAGAAGATCCAAATGGGGAATATATTGGATTAGAAGGTGAAAAATTAAAAAATACATCAAATTACAATAAAAAAGATCCTGGATTACATTATCATGATATGAAACCACATCAAAAATTTCTTATTGAAGAATATGGAATTAATGATACTCCTTCTAAGGGACATAGAGAATTTTTCTTTGATATTGAGTGTGAAATAGGAGGAGCTTTAACTAAGGAATATATTGAAAGTGCACCTATGCCTATTACTTCAATTGCTTGGTGGGATAAAAAAGATGATGAGTGGGCTATTTTAGTATGGGATAAGAAAAACTTAATTCCTGCTACTACCTGGGATAAACAAAGAAAAAAGAAAATTATACCTTGTAAAAACGAACGTGAATTACTAATCAAATTCTTAAAAATATTTACAGACAAACATCCTGATATTTTAATTGGTTATAATTCAGATTATTTTGATATTCCCTATTTATATTATAGATTATGTAATGTATTAGGCAAAGAATATGCTGATATGTTATCTCCTTTAGGAATAGTAAAAACTGAAAAATCATCTTGGTGGAAACATAAGGAAACACAAAAATGGATATCTAGTTGGACTAAAAGAGATCAATTTGTAGATATTGTGGGTATTGAATCTTTAGATTATATTCGTTTACATAAAAAATATAGTTGGAAAGATGAACCAAGTTATAAATTAGATGCTATTGGTGAAAAATATGCTGGTGTTAAAAAAATTGAATATGATGGTAACTTAGATCAGTTATTTGAAACTGATTTACATAAATTTATTGAGTATAACTTTCGTGATGTTGAAATACTTAAATTGTTAGATGAAAAGTTAGATTATATAGCATTAACAAAAAACTTAGCACATAAAGGTAAACATAATTATAGTGAAGTATATTCAAATAGTGTAACCCAAGATGGGGCTATATCTGCTTATTTATTATCTCAAAATATTATACCACCTGCTAGACCTCATCAAGGTAAACAGCCATTAGGTAAAAAAGAAACATATGCTGGTGGTTATTTATTTTGTCCTAAAGCTGGATTATATGATCATATGTTTGATTTGGATTTAGTTTCGCTGTATCCATGTATAATTATGTCACTTAACATAGGTAGAGAAACTTTGGTCGGCTACATCAAAGACGCAGATAGACGTAATAGTAGATTGGCTATTAATGATTTAAAAGAACGTGATCCTAACGAAGAATTAATAGTTGAAAACGTTAAAGGCCAAACAACTTACGTTAAGGCTAGTAGATTAATATCTATGATAGAACAAAGTGAACTATCAGTATCAGCTAATGGATGTTTCTTTAGACAAGATAAGGAATCAGTATTATCAACAATATTAAATAAATGGTTTGATGAACGTGTTGAGTATAAAAATAAAATGAAGGATGCCTACAAATCAGGTAATAAAGAAGAAGGTGAATATTATTATTTAATGCAATATACAATGAAAATTCTACTTAATTCATTATATGGAGCTACAGCTTTACCTACATTTAGATATGGACTACCTAACTTTTTAATAAGCCAAGCTATTACATTAACAGGACAAAGAATTATACAAGAAAGTGCATTATGTGCTAATACATTTTTAAATAAAGTATTGAGAGACGAAATAAAATTAGAATTATGACATTAAAAAAACAATCAATTAGACAAAATATGCTAATTAAAGCTAATGGTAAATTAATTGAAAAAGAAGAATTGATAAATTTAAGTGAGTCTTGGAGTGAGTCACAAGAAACTATGTTTAAAAAATGTCTAAAACAAGGAGTATTTAGATTTACAATTAATAAAATAACTTTTCAAATAACACTAACAAACAAATGAAAATAGAAATATCAAACGGAGAACTGCTAGATAAAATATCAATTCTAGAACTAAAAATGTTAAATATAACAGATGAAGATAAATTAGTTAATATAAATAATGAATTTAAAGAACTTAATCCTTTTGTACATGATTTATTTGACAAATATGGACCTGAAATCCAGTTATTGTATTTAGAATTATCTAAAATTAATGGTCAATTATGGACTATAGAAGATGACATTAGAGAATGTGAAAGAAGTAAAGACTTTAGTGAAAAATTTGTAGAACTAGCAAGATCTGTGTATATTACCAATGATAAAAGATGTGATGTTAAAAAAGAAATAAATATTTTAACAGAATCAGGTTTAGTTGAAGAAAAATCATACGAAAAATATTAATGAGACATTTAGAAGATACTCCTTGGTGGATTTGTAATAAAGATGATGTAAATTTGTGTGCTTATGTTGATACAGATTCAAATTATTTTCATGGAGGTCCTGTATTAAAACATATCTATCCTGATTTTGATGAAAAATTTAATGATATTGAAAAAGATAACATTACAGAAAAACTAGCTGAAATAACTGAAGATGTTATTAATGAAGATTATAAAAGATTAGTTACTAAAAGCTTTGGTGTTATTAGAGAAAACAGGTTAAAGATGAAAACTGAATGTGTAATACGTGCTGCTTACTTTAGGGCTACAAGACGTTATGCACAGTGGATAACAAAAACTGAAGGTATATCTAAAGAAACTTTGGATATAAAAGGTTTGGAATTTATGAAAGCTAATTTTCCTCCTATTTTAGGTAAATTTTTTAACGATATTTTACAACAAACTTTAAAAGGAGTTAAAGAAGAAAGTATTACTAAACAGATTAAAACATTCAAACAAAAAATATTAGATGGTACTATTCCTTTAACACAATTAGGAAATCCAACAATGATTAAAAAGTTGAATAAATATAGAGGACGTAAAGCAGCAGGTGAGATGTTTACTGAAATACTTAAACCACTTAGTCAGAAAAAAGAAGGTAAAACACAAAGAAATTTAGGAGCACCAGCTCCAGTTAGAGCTGCTATTAGATATAATGATTTATTGAGTTTATGGCAATTAGATAAAAAACACAACCTAATGACACAAGCTGATAAAGTAAAATGGATTTATTTAAAAGATAATCCATATAAAATAGAGGCATTAGCATTTTTTGATCATGATATGCCTAAAAAAATAAAAGAATTTTTAGATAATTATGCTGATAGGCAAAAAGTATTTGATTCAATTCTATTAAATAAATTGGAAGGATTTTTTAATGATTTAGAATGGGATTTATCATTAAATCCTTATGTAAATTCATTAAATTCCTTTGAAATATAAAATAATTTTCGTATATTATAAACTATGATAAATAAAAATACAATACAATCTGTTATTAACAAATATCACCTAAAAGGGTTAAATAACACTGTTAAATGGAGAATTAAAGATAATACTTTAACAATTTATGCTGGTTCAAAAGGTAAAATATGTAAAGTATATTTAGATAATTTTCCATTTGAAGATTGTGAATTAGGAATTTTTGATACTGATAAATTAAACAAATTAATATCTATTACTAATGGAGATTTATTAATTCAACCTGAAAAATCACATAAAATTTATACTAAAATCAACATATCAGATTCAAACTTTGATTTATCTTATTCATTAGCTGATATATTAGTAATTGGTAGTAATACATGGTTAGAAGATCCTGAAAATGGTTATAATCTTGAAACAGATTTATCTGTAAATGATATTGATTCTTTAATAAAGGCTAAAAATGCATTATCTGAAGTAGACCATATGTTAGTTAAAACTGCTAAAAGTATTGATGGAGTAAAAATGTGTGAATTTTTATTTGGTGATGATGCTAATTATGCAAATAAAATTACTTACCAAACACCAGGTAATTTTGAAGATGATTTATCAATGCCCTTTAATTCTAATATATTTAAAGATATATTAACTTCTAATAAAGATATGGATGGGGGAGTATTAAAATTAACACAAGATGGTTATATAAATTTAAAATTTACTTCTGAAGGATTAGGTATAACAAGTGAATACTTTTTAGTAAGAAATGAACAGTAAAGAAAATTTATATATGTATAACAAAATAACATTGTAGCTAGGGCACAAGTTATATTTTTAAATAAATAATTAATTAATCGGAAGCTTCGGCTCCACAAAAAAAAAATGATATGAGTACATTAGAAATTTTAGAGAGGCATATTAGTCCTTTCGACATCCTATTTAGGAATCACTTCAATGCTGAATCGCAATTTGCACCAGCATTAAATTCAAAACAACCACATCCCCTTAATATTTACTTTGATGACAAAGGTCTTTACTTTGAAGTTGCCTGTACTGGGTTAACTAAAAAAGATGTTATCCTTGATATTGAAGGAGATATTTTAAAAATAAGTTATAAAAAACCAAAAGAGGAAAAGTTCCATGAAGGAACTATCCATAATGGTTTATCTAAAAAATCATTTGATTTAAGATATAAAATTGCTCCTAAATTTGATCTGGGACAAATTGATGCATCATTAACAAATGGATTATTAGATATTTTTATACCTTTAGCTGAGGAAGCTAAGCCAAAATCTATTAAAATTAAATAAACAGTAATTGCAAAAAAACGTGTCCTAGCCACATTTTTTTCGTATATTGACGTCAATATTAATAATTTAAAAAGTTATATGGCAAGAAAACCTAAATCCCTAACCCTTATTGAAGATCCATGGATGGAACCTTATTTTATCACTAAAGATGAAAACTGTTATACAGTTAACATTAAAGTAACATCTGATAAAAACCATTTTAGATCTACAGGAAAAAGTAAAACTTATTCAAAATCATTAACCTTTCATGCAAAATTTGAACAAGCATTAAAAAGAATAAGTGAAGAACAGTTACACACTAAAGAACATTATACCAACCTTAACGATTTTTTAGATCGTTTTAAAACAATTGAAAATAACATTAAAAATCATATTAATCATGAATAAATTAGAAGCACTATTTGATGCGGTTATCGTTAAACCTATTGAAAACGAAGAAGAAATCCACGGTAATATTATTGTACCTGATATGGGTAAAGAAAAAAATGAATTTGGAGAAATTGTAGCTATCGGAACGGGTAGATATACTCTAAATGGTGACCTAATTCCTATGCATTTAAAGGTAGGAGATAAAGTAGTTTTACCAACTCAAGGTTTTACTAAATTACCATTTAATGGTGAAGAATATTATGTAGGACCTGAAAATCAAGTATTAGCTAAAGTAGCTACAGAGATAAATGTATCTGATATTTTAGATGAAACTGAGGTAACTAATGAAGATAAGAAAAATTTAACTGAAATTAATAATAAATAAAAAAATGAGTAAAAAAATACAATTTAGCGATGAATCTAGAAATGATCTTGTAAAAGGGATTAATATATTAGCAGATGCTGTTGTTTCAACTTTAGGCCCAAATGGAAGAAATGTTGTAATTGCAGGAGATGATGGTATACCTTCTAGTACAAAAGATGGTGTAACTGTAGCAAAATCCATCTCATTAAAAAACCCAACTGAAGAATTAGGGGTTCAATTAGTAAAACAAGCAGCAGTTCAAACAGCAGATAAAGCCGGAGATGGTACAACTACATCAACATTATTAGCTAGAGAAATGATTAATTTAGGATTAGATAATCTATCTAAAAATGAAAATGCTGTACAAATTAAACGTAATATTGATAAGGCAGTCAAAGAAGTAATAAATACTTTAAGAAAAGACATATCTGAAGATATATCAGCTGAAGGTCAATTAGAACAAATTGCAACTATATCAGCTAATAATGATGTAGAAGTAGGTACTTTAATAGCAACTGCACTTGAAAAAGTTGGTATGGAAGGTGTTGTTCATATTGAGGAATCTAAAACAGGTGATACTTATCTTGAAACTGTTGAAGGAATGCAATTTGATAGAGGATTTAAATCTCCATATTTTGTTACTGATAATAGTACTATGTCAGCAGTATTAGAAAATCCTGTTGTATTAATTGCAGATCAAAAATTAAATTCTGTAAAAGAATTATTACCTATTCTAGAAGCAGTATCTAGTGAAGGAAAATCATTATTAATAATTGCTGAAGATATTGATAATGAAGCATTAGCTACCTTAATAGTAAACAAAATGAGAGGTACAGTTAATGTATGTGCTGTTAAAGCCCCAGAATTTGGTGATAAAAGAAAATTAGTATTAGAAGATATTGCTATAATGACTGGTGGTCAAGTATTCGACAAACAAAAAGGAATGAAATTAGATAAATTTTCATGGGATTGGTTTGGTGAAGCTCGTACCGCAACTATTACAAAAGAAACAACAACTATTGTTGATGGTAAAGGATCAGAAGAGGATATTAGCAAAAGAGTTGATAATCTACAAAGCCAAGTTGATAACGCACAAACTCCTTATGAAACAGAACAATTACAAAATAGATTAGCAAAATTTGTAGGTGGAGTAGCTATTATTCATGTTGGTGGTAATACTGAAATTGAATTAAAAGAAAAGAAAGATAGAGTAGATGATGCATTACATGCAACAAAAGCTGCTATTGAAGAAGGAATATTACCTGGAGGTGGTGTTGCTTTACTTTATGCCCGAGAAAGTATTAAAGTAAATAATGAAGGTGCAAAAATTGTATACGAAGCATGCGGTAAACCCTTTGAACAAATTTTACTTAATGCTGGTTATAATAAAGTTGATGCTGGATTATTTGGTAGATATAGATTAGTTGACTCAGGTAATGATCATTGGTCAGGAATAGATGTTAATAAAGGAGAAGTAATTGATTATAAAGAATCAGGTATTATTGATCCTACTAAAGTAACTAGATTAGCACTTGAAAATGCAGCTTCAGTTGCAGGAACAGTATTATTAACAGAATGTACTGTAGTAAATGACCTAGAAGATAAAGATAGTAAACAACAACCATCAATGGATCCTTCCATGATGGGTATGATGTAAATTAATAATTAATAAATAAATAATAAAAATGACAAAAGATCAAATTTTTGAGATTATTGAAGAGAATTTCAATATCTTAGCAGAAAACAATAGTGGTACTACTAAAAAAAGTCAAGCAACTGCAAGAAAAGCAGCTCAGGCTATTAAAAGAGTAATTACAGACTATAAAAAAGCATCTACAGCAGAAGCTAAATAATTCAGTGGGGGAGCTTGTCTCCCCCATTTAATTTTCGTATATTATGGGAATGAAAACAAAAACAACAGAAAATTTTATTTTGATAGCTCGTAGGGTACCCCCAGGAGACAAATGGAGATTAGTAGCAGAAGAACCAGGTGGTAAGGTACATACAACATTAACAGATGCATTAGAAGCTTATATGGTTAAATCTGGTTTTAAAGGTGATTATAAATTAGCTCCTTTACAAAGTGAGTTATACGCAATATCAACTACAGAAGTAGAAATAAAACCAGAACCAATTAAAAGATACTCAATTTATGGTGAATACGGAGAATAGTTTATTAGTTGAAAAATACAGACCTACTAAATTAGATAATTATGTAGGTAATGAAAATATAAAATCTGTTATATCAAAATATTTAGAACAGAATGATATACAAAATTTTATATTTTATGGACCTGCTGGTACAGGTAAAACTACCCTAGCAAAATTAATAATTAAAAATTTAGATTGTGATTACATTTATATTAACGCTTCTGACGAGCGTGGCATCGAAACTATTAGGGATAAAGTCTCTAGTTTCGCATCGGTTGCTTCATTTAAGCCCCTCAAGGTTGTTATCTTGGACGAGGCGGATTTTCTCACGATTCAAGCGCAAGCGTCGCTCAGAAACATAATTGAAACATTTTCACGTACTACAAGATTTATTATGACTTGTAATTTTGTAGAACGTATTATTGATCCTTTACAATCAAGGTGTCAAGTACTTAAAATTGTTCCTCCAACTAAAAAAGATGTTGCTAAACACTTAAATTGGATTTTACAAGAAGAAATGATAATGCATAATGTAAAAGATTTAGTACCATTAGTTAATCAATATTACCCTGATTTGCGTAAATGTATTAATACTATACAATTATCTACACAAAACAATGCATTAAAATTAGATAAAACAATATTAGTTTCATCTAATTATATGGATAAAATATTATCTGAATTATCACAAAATAAACCTTCATTTACCAAGATTCGCCAAATAATAGCAGATGCTAATGTTGATGATTTTGATGAATTATTTAGGTTTTTATACGAAAATGCTGCTAAATTTCTACCTAATAAAGAAGGTACAGCAACTGCTCTAATTAATGATCACCAATATAAGGCTAATTTTAGAATAGATAAAGAAATTAATATAATGAGTTTAATAAATAATTTAATAATTAACAAGTAATGAAACAATCACAACAACAACCTCAATTAAATGTAGATTTAAAAGCAACTACTCCAATTCTTAACTCAGAAGGTAAGAATATATTTGTATCAGGAGTTATTTTAAGAAAAATTTCTAAATTCGTTGCAGGTACAGATGAAGATGCTATAATGCCTCTTCCAGTATTTTATGACCCAAGTTCAGGTAAAATTTTAAAAGAAGGTTTACCAAAAGAACTAAGAGAAGAATTAAAGGACGAAACACTATCAATGTAAATGAAAAATGTTTGGGATTGGCTTAAACAAATAAACAGCATTAAAGCTGATCCTAATTCTTTTTCAGATAAAGATTGGGAGTTATGGAATAGCTATATGATTCATAGATTTATGTCTATGAATTCTAGCTTTCTTGATATAGTCAATGAAGTACAAACTATATTACCTCAAAATAAAAAAGAAATTTATACTATATATAGAGAATTTATTCCTAAAAATAATAAATGGAATAAGTACATTAAATCTAGTATTAAGCAACCAAATAAGGACTTAATAAATTATTTAAGTAAATATTGGGAATGTTCAAAAAGCGAAGCAAAAACATACTTAAATATTTTGGATGATGGTGAAATAGTACGTATATTAACATCAATAGGATTAAATAAAAAAGAAATTAAAAAATTAAAAAAATGAACGAAAAACTATACACAATGCTCCATTCAGCGGCAACAGCTGATAAAGCAAAAGCACTATTAAGTATTGATCTATTATCAAATAACCCAGTAGGGATTGGTGATCATACAACAGAAGATTTCTATAAGAATGCTGAAGAAGCATTATCAACTTTTGCTAGTGCTCAAGAAAGATTAGAAATATTAGAAAAATATTTCAAACCAGGAAAATCAGTAATATAAATGGATAGTGTAAAAAAATATCATGAAATTGTTTCTGAGGAAGAAATGGATAAATTGGAAGAAGGAGTAACAGTATCTGAAGCCGTAGAAGTATTTGAAAATGAATACCCAGAACTATCTGAAGAATTTAAAAGAATCTCTGAAGAAATGTATGAAATGTTTGCTCGTAAACATATGGATTATGGGTTAAATAATATCGCTTTAGGTGGTGATATTTTAAATAGTGAAGATGATAAAAAATTTTCACTAACAGGTTTATGTATTAGACTTACAGATAAAATATCACGTTTAAAAAATCTATTAATCAATGGTAGATCATTTGTTAAAGGTGAAGGTATGGAAGATACTTTTATTGATATTGCTAATTATGGAATAATCGGTCTTTTAGTTGGTCGAAATAAATGGAAAAAATAATTGGCTAAAAAAATTCCAAATATTGTAAAAAGGATACAAAATAATCCCCCACCTGAAATAAATTATGCGTTTCAAAAACACGTATCATACTCTCAGATGTCGATTTATAAACAATGCCCTCATAGATGGAAATTACAATATAAAGATAAAATTAAAAGATTTACATCTTCTATCCACACAGTATTTGGAACCGCAATACATGAAGTAATTCAAGAATTTCTTGATGTTAGATATAATGATTCAAAAATTAAAGCAAATAAAATTGACTTAGAAAAATTATTTCAAGATAAATTTTCTGATGAATATCAAAAACAATATAAATCTAATAGTAAAACCCATTTTTCATCAGCAGAGGAAATGAGAGAATTTTTTGAGGATGGAGTTTTAATACTTAAAGAATTTAAAAAAGATATTAATCTTAATTTTAGCACAAAAGGAACGTATTTAGTAGGTTGTGAAGTACCAATAGTAATACCACCAAATGAAACATATAATAATGTATTATATACAGGATATTTAGATGTTGTATTATATGATGAAACATTAGATAGATTTGAAATAATAGACATCAAAACTAGTACTAATGGGTGGAATGCATATGCTAAAAAAGATAACATGAAAAAATATCAGTTATTATTATACAAACAATATTTTTCAGAACAATATGAAATACCTTTAGATAAAATTGATGTTAAATTTTTCATAGTTAAAAGAAAACTTTGGGAAAACAGTGAATATAAATTATCTAGAATCCAAACCTTTGGAAAAAATCAACAATTTTCTCAAGGTAAAACTAAATTAAAAGAAGCTACTAATACCATTAATGATTTTATATACTCTGTTTTTGAAAGGAGTGGAAAAATTAAAGAACAAAAATACGAAAAAATTGTAAGTAAGTGGAATTGTAATTTTTGTCCTTTTAAAGAAGATAAAGAATTTTGTGGTGCTGGGGTTGTATTTCAATAAATAAATATATATGTATAATATGAATAATAAAATTAAATAATTAAGACTATGGCTAATAAACCAATGACACTAACTAGTGTAAAAGTAAAAACGGATCTCTTTAATGATTTTAAAGTTGAATGCGTTAGACGTAAATTTTCGTTTCAAAAACTTGCAGATCGATCTATCTTTTTGTATCTTACTGACGAAGATTTTAGAAAAAAAATTACAAATCAAACTAATTTAGAAAAATAAAAATTAAATAAATTATGAATAAAAGTTTTGAACATCTTCCTAAAGATAAAAGGAAGAAAATACTATTAATCTGTGATGATATTAGAGTACATTCTGGAGTAGCTACAGTAGCTAAAGAAGTAGTTATAAAAACAGCTCATCACTTTAATTGGGTGCAAATGGCAGGAGCTATAAAACACCCTGAAGTTGGAAAACATTTAGATATATCTAAAGATGTTAATCTTAATGCAAAAATAGAAGATGCAAGTGTATTTTTATACCCAGTACATGCTTATGGTGATCCTCAAGTATTACGTAGAGTATTAGAAATTGAAAAACCAGATGCTATTATGTTAATTACTGATCCAAGGTATTTTAGATATATTTGGGATATGGAAAGTGAAATTAGAAAAGTTTGTCCTATAACTTATTTAAATATATGGGATGATTACCCAGCTCCAATGTATAATAAACCATATTATGAAGCTTGTGATTTATTAATGGGTATTTCAAAACAAACAGTAAATATCAATAAATTAGTACTAGCTAATGATGATAAACCAAGAATATTTAAATATGTCCCACATGGTTTAAATCACGATATTTATCACCCTATGTCTCAAAAAGAACTATCAGAAAAAAGTTTTTTAGAATTTAAACAAGCAATATTTAAAGGTCAATCTCCTAAATTTACCTTATTTTTTAATTCTAGAAATATTAGAAGAAAACAAATACCAGATACTTTATTAGCTTGGAAGATGTTTTTAGATAAACTACCTAAAGATAAAGCAGATAAATGTTGTTTTGTTTTGCATAC